CCAACCCAGCACCATCTCAAGCCGACCGCGTTGCCTGCGAAAAATCCGGCTTGCCGTGGCACATCGTCAATCCCCAGACCGAGCAGTGGGACTACTGCGAACCCGAGGGCTTCGAGCTGCCTTACGTGGGAAGGGAGTTTGTCTTCGGGATTGTGGACTGCTATACGCTATGCCGCGACTGGTACAACCGCGAATTTGGCCTCAACCTGCGCGACTACGACCGGCGCGACCAGTTCTGGCTACGGGCTGAGAATTTATACCTAGACAACTTCGCCAACGAAGGCTTCTACCCCATCCCGCTGGAGGAACTGCAGTACGGCGACGCAATCCTGATGCAACTCCAGTCGCCCCTGCCCAATCACGCCGCCGTCTATCTTGGCGACCAGCTGATCCTGCACCACCTCCAAGGACGGCTCAGTAGTAGAGATGTGTTTGGCGGCTATTATTTGAAAAGCACCGCCCGAGTCCTGCGGCATGAAAGTCGTTAAGGTCTACGGCGCACTTCGCAAAAAGCTGGGTCAGTGCCGGTTCCAGTTTGACGTGGATACTCCAGCGCAGGCATTTAAAGCACTGTGCGTAAATTTTCCCGGCTTAGACAAATGGCTGTTGGATAGCGAAAAAGAAGGTATAAGTTATCGCGTGACCATCGGAAAAGAAAAACTTGAAGAACACAATTTTGTGCTTGCAGGGTGTCCATATAGCGAGCAAGAAGTATTAAGCATTACACCAATCTTGGCCGGCGCAGGCGGTTCGGGCGCCCAAATTGGCATTGGCGTAGGTTTGATTGCTTTGTCGTTCTTGCTCCCTGGCGCTGGATTGTTTGGAACAACAAGTATTTTTGGTCAAGTTGCCGCCGGCTCGCAGTTAGCTGTGCCGCTTGTCGGTGCGATAGGCACAGCCGGTGGAGCATTTGCAACAGCACTGGGCACAGCTTTTAGTTTGGTTGGCGCCAGCCTAGTTTTAGGTGGCATTGCCCAAGCTATTTCGCCCTCACCAATTAACTCAACGGCAGCCGTCAATTCATTTGAGCGCGGACGGGATGCTGCCAAATTCGAATCGTTTAGTTTCTCTGGCATCGTAAACACGGCAAAACAAGGTTTGCCTGTTCCCATCGCCTACGGGCGCGTATTCGTTGGCTCCGCTGTTCTCTCCAGCGGCCTTGACGTGGATCAAATCCAATGACACGAATTGTTGGTGCTGGTGGCGGCGGTGGCGGTGGTGGCTGCTTTTTAGGGCACACACCTGTTGCCACACCTGCAGGCAATCGCCGCATTGATGAACTGCAGCCAGGCGATCTTGTCTGGAGTTTTGACGACGCCGGCAAAATCCACGAAGCCAAAGTCCTCAAGGTCCACGAGCACGAAGGCGAGCGCGTCATCCGCTACACGCTCTGGGGCGGACAGCATCTTGATGCCACCCCGAACCACTGGGTGCTCAACCAGTTCAACGCCTTTGTCGAAGTTGACACGCTCGGTTCTGACGACTGCCTCGTTGACCACAACGGTCATCTTCGCCCCATCGTTGGCAAAACCGAATTCTGCACTGGCACGGTTTACAACCTGACCGTCGAAGGCCACCACACATTCATTGCCGGTGGAATCCGCGTACACAACGCCGGCCTCGGGCTCGGCATTGCTGGTTCTGGTGGCGGCGGTGGAGGAGGTGGCGGCAGCAAAGGTGGCGGTGGCGGAGGCGGTGGAAGTCGCACGCCAACAGAAGCCGACGACTCACTCCAGTCCGTCCAATACGGCAGCGTGCTGGATCTGCTGTCCGAAGGGGAAATTCAAGGCATCGAAAACGGCAACAAAGGCGTCTATCTGGCTGGTACTCAACTGGAAGATGATGCTGGAAACAACAATTTTTCTGGCTTCACTATTGAAACCCGTAACGGTACACAAGCCCAGAGTTACATAAGCCAGCAGATTGGCACTGAAAGCGAAAAGGGCGTAAACGTTGAAGTTTTCAAAGACACTCCAGTTGTCCGCACTATCACCGATTCCGACGTGGATCGTGTGCGCGTAACGTTGCAAATACCCGCTCTACAAATCTTCCAAGACAACGGCGACATCATCGGCCACAGCGTTCAGATTGAAATCCAAGTCCAGTACAACTCCGGTGGATACACAACAGTTGTAACTGACACTATCAGCGGTAAAACCAGCAATCCTTACCAGCGGGATTACATGCTCTCGCTTTCTGGAGCATTTCCCGTTGACATCAAAGTTGTTCGCGTCAGCGACGACGAAATAACAACACGCCGCCAAAACCTAACCTACTGGTTCAGCTATACCGAAATTATCGACGAAAAACTCAGGTATCCCAATAGCGCACTTACGTACCTTCGTTTTGATTCGCGCCAGTTTGATTCAATTCCAACCCGTAAATATTTAATCCGAGGCATCAAAATTTCTTTGCCGTCAAACGCAACCGTAGATACAACTACATATCCGGGGCGCGTAACTTACGCCGGCGTTTGGGACGGCACTTTTGGTGCTGCTACGTGGTGCAACGACCCCGCCTGGTGCCTATATGACCTGTTGACCAACACGCGCTACGGCGCCAGCATCCCCGCCAGCAGCCTGGATAAATACGACTTTTACGCAATCAGCCAATACTGCAACACGCTGGTCAGCAACGGCAAAGGCGGACTGGAGCCGCGTTTCTCCTGCAACCTGCTGATTAACAGCCGCGACGAGGTTTATAACGTTATTCAAGAGATGACCAGTTTGTTCCGTGGTATCGCGTACTACGGCGCTGGTTCGCTGGTGCTGCAGCAAGACAAACCCGGCGATTCTCAATATCTGCTGGGACCAAGTAACGTCATCGACGGGCTATTTCTCTACAGCGGCACATCACAAAAAGCTCGCCATACCACCGCAACTGTTGCTTGGCAGTCCTACGACACGCTGGGCGAAGTTGAATACGAATACGTTGAAGATGCAGACGCCGTTTCCAAATACGGCATCATCAACAAAGACATTAAGGCGCTGGGTTGTTACAGCCAAGGTCAGGCCCACCGCGCCGGTAAATGGGCACTGTTGAGCGAACAAAACCTGACCGAAACCGTCACCTTCTCGGTCTCCATTGACAGCGGAATCATCCTACGACCCGGCATGGTGATCGACATTGCCGATCCGCTTAAAGCTGGAACACGCCGCAGTGGCCGCGTCAGTTCTGCCACCACAACCGCCATCACCGTTGATAGCAGCACCAACCTCACCGTCAACCTGTCAAATAGCCCAACAATTTCGGTTCTGATGCCAACTGGTTTGGTGGAAACCAAAACCATCAGCAGCATCTCTGGCACAACGATCAACGTCAGCAGCGCATTTAGCGAAGCACCCAACGCCAACGCCATTTGGTTGATCCAAACCAGCGACATCGAAGCTCAGCAATATCGCGTTCTGAGTGTTGCCGAAGGCGAAGACGGAGTAATCGGTGTAACCGCACTGGAATACAACAGTTCCATTTACGACGCCATCGAATCGGACGTCACCCTTACCGAGCGCGACATTACAAACCTGTCCGCCAAACCTGATGCCCCAACCAACATTGATGGCACCGAATACCTATACCAAGACGGCCAAAGCGTCTTTTCCGGTTTTGACCTGAGCTGGACCAGCCCCAAACAGCGTGTCAACGAATTCCGCGTCAAATACCGGATCGACAACGACAACTGGAGCCAAGCAAACACCACCTCGCCATCGCTGCAAATTCGCAGCACACGCAAAGGGACGCTTTACATCCAAATTACCGCGATTAACTATCTCAATAAAACCAGCGATGTTTCTACCGCGCAGTTCGACCTCATCGGCAAAACCGCCGTTCCGGGCAATGTTCTAAACCTTACCTTTGAGGCAATCAACAATAACTCTGGTCGTCTTCGCTGGACCGAAACCGTTGACCTTGACGTAAAAGTTGGCGGCAAAATCCATATCCGCCACACCAACCTGACCGATGGCACCGGCACTTGGAGCAACAGCGTTGACCTAATTCCCGCCAAATCCGGTAGCTCAACAGAGGCAATCATTCCGCTTGTAGAAGGCGAAGTGCTGGTGAAATTTGAAGATGACGGTGGGCGGCAATCAGCCAGCGAAACCAGCGTAATCATCGACCTGCCCGACACTATCGCGCCGCTAACAATTCAAACCCGCCGCGAAGATCAGGACGTTCCGTCTTTCCAAGGCACAAAGTCAGACACCTTCTACAGCGAAGAGTTCGACGCGCTCACGCTGGATGGCACGACCTTAATTGATTCGGTTGTTGATTTTGACCTGATCCCAACGCTGGATGTACTTGGACCCGTGGCTAGCTCTGGCACTTACACATTCGCCAGCACATTGGATCTGGGCAACATCTTTTCTGTGGATCTTCGCCGGTATTTCGTCACCCGTGGTTATTACCCATCCGACCTGATCGACTCCCGCGCCAACACCGTGGATGATTGGTCCGACTGGGACGGCGCCATTACGGACAAGGTGAACGCCAAGCTGATGTTGCGCTCCACCAATGATAATCCCAGCGCCACACCAACTTGGACCGCATACCAGGAATTCGTCAACGGCGCCTTCCGTGGTCGCGGCTTCCAATTCCGCGCCGATCTCAGCAGCAGCGCCATCGACCAAAACATCTTGGTGGACGAACTGGGCTACGACGCCACCTTTCAGCGCCGCACGGAAAACAGCGATGGAGCGGTCAGCAGCGGAGCCGGCGCCAAGGCAATCACCTTTACCAACGCCTTCTGGACTGGAACAACAAGCCTCGGTGGGGTTAACGCCTACCTTCCCAGCATCGGCATCACCGCTCAAAACATGGCAACCGGCGATTTCTTTGAAGTCACCAGCGTCAGCGGCACCGGCTTTACCGTCACCTTTAAAAACTCGGCTGGGACTGCCGTTAGCCGTAACTTCAACTGGAATGCGGTTGGCTATGGCCGAGGCGGCTAAAGTTGGACAAATACTGTCCTGGTAAGGACTCGGCATGGCTCAACACGATTATGTGATTGCTAACGGCACCGGCGCTGCCGTCCGTTCCGATCTCAACAACGGTCTTTCCGCAATCGTCACCCAGAACAGCGGAGCGACCGAGCCAGCAACCACCTACGCCTTCATGCGCTGGGCGGATACGACCGCTGGCGTGATGAAGATGCGGAACAGCGCCAACAACGCTTGGATCAC